TGGTAAACCTTGGAAAAGTGTCACCAGAATCAAGAAACCTTTTCAAAGGAGATTTTATGCGGAACTTGCTTGATGATTATTCTGGTGGCGTTCCTTCTGCTAGTGCGCCATACACACCATTGTTTGATGCAAAAAAGTTTCTTGCAGACTGGCAGTCGCCAATCGGCAAGTCTCAATTCGCTCAAAAATTAGAAATTGTTCTTGGGCAGAAAGATGCTCAGTTTTTGTATGATTTAGCCAAAGTTTATGAGGGCAACACAATAACAGATATTGCTGCAAAAGCAAGCAATCTTAGAACAATTAAAAATCAAGGTGGGACTACTTACGTTCTTCCCATTACTCCAATCCTTACTGCTGTAAAAAATCGTTATTTAGCTGCAATGCTTTCAACAGGAACAGAACGATATGGATTAAAATCCGCACTTGCTAGGAATGCTTTACCTGGAGAAGTAAATGATGCTTACGTTAAAATGTTCAAAGGAACTTTTATGACAAGGCAGGGAATTACCGCATTAGCAAACCAAGCATCAAGTGATCCAGAGTTTTCTGCCGAACTACAAAATGCACTTAAAGACTTTAATGAAAAAGAAGGCTTGCAGTTTAAGCAGGATTAAAACTTAATTGATCAAGGCCATGAGCGATAACGAACTTCTTGAGATTGACAGTAAACAGGCAATTAAGGAGTTCTTTCTTGAGGTTAAGGAACGTGCGAAGTTGTTCCCACGCAACTCAATCGAGCATTACAATCCCAACGTAGCAGCACAGATCCTTTGGATGCTTGCACAGGGTGGACGTATCAGCGTCATTGCTAAGAAGTGCAAAGTGTCGCATGAGTTGGTAAGATCGCTAGAATGGCGGCATAACGACACGCTTGAGTCAAAGCGTAAGGAGTTCTCTAAACGCTACGCAATTGCTGCGGCTGAGTACACAGATCTTTTGTTCGAGAAAGCAGAACAATTGTCCAACGACCCAGAGCAATTAAAGATGATCTCACCAGACCGTCTCGCTTTGACTATCGGTATTATGACAGATAAAGCTGGACAGCTTTCTGGCATGGCAAGTACAATCGTAGAACATCGTAAGGGTGCAAGTATTGACGATGCTGCCAAGATGATTGCTGAGGCTAAATCTCGCATTGCCAATAAGATCAAGGAACAAGCAATTGACGTTGAAGTTGTTGAATAATGCAATGGCGTAATCATGCAATATTGCAACCTCCGTCAGACGACGAGATGTGTGCAATGGAACCAGATGAGCTTATGGAAATCCATAAAGTTTATCACGAAGCTATTGATAACGCCGAAAGAGACCCGTACAGGTATGGGTTTAGGTTACCACACTGGGAAAAGGCAGAGGAGCAACTTTCACAAGTTTCTGAAGTTTTAGCACTTGGTGGCAACCGTAGCGGGAAGACTGCGTGGGGTTCGTATTGCGTAGTCAAAGCTGCAATTGAAAATCCTAAGTCTGAGATCTTTTGCTTCTCGCAAACGTCCGAAGTCAGCATACGCCAACAGCAAAGTGCCGTGTGGAACTGGATTCCGAGTGAGTTGCGTACAAAACAAACATCAGCAAACGCATACATCTCGTATACCAAAAAGAATGGATTTACGGACAATTCGTTGATCTTTCCTAATGGTTCGCAGATCATCTTTAAGACGTACTCGCAGTATCAGAATAACCCCACGATCCTAGAAGGTGCTGAACTTGGCAGCAAAGACCCTAAATGGCACAATATCGGAGTATGGCTCGACGAATACTTATTAGGAAACGAGCTGATCGACACACTTCGATTTCGACTTGCGACTAGAAATTCAAAGTTGCTACTTACTTTTACTCCAATTGACGGATGGACAGAGGTTATTAAGGAATACTTAGACAACGCTACAACCATTGAGAATGTCCAAGCAGAGTTGCTAAACAACGAGATTGTTCCCTATGTACAACGCAGCAAGAAGCGAAATGCTAGCGTCCATTACTTCCACTCTAAAGACAATCCCTTTGGTGGGTACGAGCGGATCAAAGAAACCTTGATGGGCAGGTCAAGGGAGGAAATCTTAATTCGAGCATACGGAGTACCTGTAAAGTCTCACGCTACCAAGTTCCCTCGATTCAACAAGGAAGTTAATGTTGTCAAACCTCAAGAAATACCAACAACCAATGTCACAAGGTATCACGTTATCGACCCCGCTGGATCTAAAAACTGGTTTATGTGCTGGATTGCCGTTGATGAATCAAATACATACTGGGTGTACCGTGAATGGCCTGGGGTTGACGTTGGCGACTGGGCTGAATGGCGCGGAGGAAAGTGGGTTGGTGGAGCAGGATCTAAAGGACAAGGATTCGGCATAAGAGACTACGTTGACACCATCCTAGAACTTGAAGAAAACGAAGAGATATTTGAACGACTAATCGACCCAAGACTTGGTGCTGCAAAATACCAAGCAGCAGATAGTTCGTCGAGCATCATTGAGGATTTGAACGAGCAGGAGATCATTTGCATCCCTGCGCCTGGAATGGAAATTGATGACGGATTACAAGCGTTGATCTCAAAAATGTCATGGGATACCACTAAACCTCTAGATTCTGTCAACAGACCGCATTTCTATGTAAGTTCAGACTGCGAGAACATCATACAAGCACTTTCCGAGTACACTGGTGAGGGTGGTTTAAAGGAAGCGTGGAAAGATCCGATTGACGTATTGAGATATGCTGCTATTGCTGGTGTTGACCATGTTGATGAATCAAGGTCTTATTCTACGAGACAAGGTTCTGGAGGATACTAATACATGAATACAACCAAACAAGCAAAGAAGCGTGGACGACCATTCAAGGCAAAGGTATTAGAACCATTGCCAACAACTGATGAAACAATAACATTGGATGACAACTATGTTGGTTCATTCTTGGTTATTATGTTATGCCCAAACAAAAGCTGGGTAGGAGTGCGTATGGACGGAGAAAAGGTGCTTGTAAGGTGTCACGCAAACCGATCAGATAAACTACTTGGCAAAACGATTAAAGTAGGTATCATCAAGTCACCAGACGCAGAAGATTTTTACGAACATATTTTATGAGCGACATGACCCACGAAGACGAAGAAGCAATGATTTACGCCGAGGACGAGCCTAATATCAATGCTTTGACAGATGCTTATAACACTTGTTTGTTGAATCTTGAAGAATACTTTGAGATTTGCCTACGTTCATACAATGATCGTCGCAACATATGGCCTGGGAAGACTGACGATTTACGCAAGAACGATAGTAACGCATTCCCTTGGACGGGTGCTAGCGATACCGAGGTCAACGTGGTTGGCGAGCGTATCAACGCATTTGTGGCTATCTTAGACCAAGCATTACAACGATCCCACATTAAGGCATTTCCAACAAGCATGGCATCTATGTCCCGTGCCGGCATGGTTTCGAGCTTCCTTAAATGGATGAGGTCTTCATACATACCTAATTTCCGTCAAGAGATGGAACTAGGTTCAAATTATCTGCTAGAGAAGGGGTTGATGGTATCTTACGTTGGCTGGAAACGAGAAAAAAGAACATACTTACAACAAGTATCCATACAAGAAATAGCGCAAGTCTCCCCTGATCTAGCGGAACTTATTAGTTCTGGCGTTGATGATATGATGGTAATGGATATGCTGGCTACGGCATTCCCTGATCTATCTAAGAAACGCGCAACGAAGGTTATCAAAGACCTGCGGAAAAAAGGTACGGCATCCGTGTCGATCCCACGCACAACGGTAGACTGCCCAATGGTGCATTCTTGCGCTCCAGATGGCGAGGTTCTATTCCCAGCATACGTTACCGATCCACAAAGGTCGCCATACGTCTTTTGGAGGACGTTCCTTACCGCTCAAGAGCTTGAAAAAAAGGTAACAAGTGATGGATGGGACAAAGACTGGGTTGAGAACGCAATTTCCAACCTGCGCGGAAAAGACTCAATGTACCTCGATGGCGAGAAGATCAAGCAGAACACTCGACTTCCAATTACGGATGACAACGATCTTGTGATGGTGGTTTACGCATACCAGCGTCTAATTGACGAGGAAGACGGCAGCGAAGGCATCTACTGCACCGTGTTCCACCCAATGACTGATGAATACGCAAAGCATGAGTTGTTGAACGGTTACGACGATTATCCGTTTGTTGTGACTAGGTTGTCAAACGACCAGAAGCGGATGTACGATACACAGACGTTTTCAGACGTTCTAAGGGGCGCGCAGATGCAAGTTAAGACAGAACGAGACTCTCGTATTGATCGTGCGTCCATGTCCACCTTGCCACCTTTAATGCACCCTGCTGGACGACCTCCTAGCGACTGGGGACCAGGAGTCCGTGTACCATATCGTCGCCTTGGTGAAATTGCTTGGGGGCCGATCCCGCCGAATGATAACAACTCGATTGAGATCGAGCTATCAATGACAAGGCAAGCAGATCGCGCCGTTGGTCTTGATCTTGACAATCCAATCTCAGCATCAAGGCAGCAGTTTTATGTGTCACGTTTCCTAGACCATGTTCGTGATGTCTTGGCAATGTCATGGAAGCTATACCAACGCATGGGGCCAGATGAAGTATTCTTCCAAGTTACGGGTAATCCTAACCCACAGACTATGACTAAAGGAAGTCCCGATGAGAACTTCTCAATTGTGGTGAACTTTGACTCACAATCAAGTGACCCAGAGACGGCATCCGAGCAACTAAAGAACATGGTATCCTTGGTGCAAATGGACAGGAATGGCGTTATTGACATCAACAAGCTACTTGAGTTTACAGCAGCAAGCATCAATCCAATCTTTGCGGATTACGTCTTGCAACCAGTTGAAGAAGCGCAGCAGAAGGTAGCTAAGAACGTCACCGATGACCTTGCTAAGATCTTTGCTGGTATCGAGGTTCCTGCACAAGCAAACGGAGCGCAGATGGCAATGCAGATGATCCAAGCATACGCGCAACAACCAGACATTGCCCAACGCGCACAGTCTGATGAAGCGTTTGCTGGACGACTTCAGAAGTATGCCAGCCAATATGAAATGATGATGATGCAGGCTCAGAATGCTGAGATTGGACGAATTGGAACAACAAATGCCCAGATGGGTGGAGTTGTTACGCAAAACATGCAAGAATAATCTTATGAAACAAGGACTTTATAGTAATATTGCAGCTAAACGCAAACGTATCGCAGCAGGCTCTGGCGAGAAAATGAACAAAGTTGGCAGCAAGAAAGCCCCGACTGCTAAGGATTTTCGCGACTCAGCCAAGACCGCCAAGAAAAAGTGACTCCGATCTCAAACTTTTTTGACCCAACCCACTTTAACCCCATGTATCCCAGTAGAACTGAGGAATACAAAAAGAGAACGTGGGGAAGTTCAGAAGCAAAAAACACGCTTTCAAACGATATAGCTCGATGCAACGGTGACTGGGTTGAGGACGGCGCGGATTCATGCTGGCGTGAAGGTTGCGAAACCTGCCTGCGGAGAACCGCTAAAAGACCAGAATACTACTCACTGATTGATCCTCCTGCTATCATTGCATTTGAATGCGAATACCTAATTGAACCCGTAACTCCACCAAGCAGTGAGCGTAGAGAGGCATTATTATCGCTTTTAGAAAAATCTTAATCAAACCATAATGAAAAAGCGATTTACAAAGATAGTCACCAATCCCGCTACTGGACGCAAGAGAACTGTGAAGTTTGGGCAAGCCGGTAAAGCAGCAGACGGTGGTGATCGCATTCGTCCAGGTACTGCTAAAGGTGATTCGTATTGCGCTAGGTCAAATGCCATCAAAGGCGACTGGCGCAGTGATCCAAACTCGCCAAACAACCTATCGAGGCGCAAATGGAAGTGCAGCGGAAGCAAATCAATGAAATAATATGACACCAATACCAAAACCAACACTGCAACAGGCAATCGACGGCATTAGCGACCGTGACGAGTTCAAAGTCATCGTATCATTTATCCGCGAGGAACGTGAGAAGTTCTTTGGTGATCTAAGGTCAGCGGAATCATCCAATGACGTAATGAAGATTGCTGGATCAATTGCAGCACTTGATGAACTACTTTCAGTCTTGTCTTGACATCATCGTAATCATGTTATAACAATGTCATGCATGGTTGTTCGTGCGTTTCATTGTTGTTGTGTTTAAAGCCTCCGAGCGTAAAAACTTGGAGGCTTTTTTACGTCTATACCTATACATTACTAAACTACTTGACATACTAATGATTTAATGATTGACTTCGTGCATCGCCAACGCAAGGCGTAAAACTAGCGTTTATGACTAATAGCACCAATCAAGCCACCGCTGAGGCTACACAATCAGTGTCAGATAACATCTCATTTGAAGAGCTTGTAGCTCGTAGAATCGGGAGAGAAGTTGCACCAGAGACGGAAGAAGAGTCCGAGGAGGAAGTAGTAGATATTGATGACGCTGAACTTGCCAGTCTAGAAGACGGAGATGACGCAGAGGAATCTACTGAAGAATCTGATGACGAATCGGAAGAAACTCCAGAGGAGCATGAAGAAATAGACCTGCTAAGTCTCTCAACAGAGCAGATTCAAGAACTTGCCAAAAAAGGTAAAAGCCGACTACTTCAACGAATTGGAGAGCTTACCGCCCAAAAGCGGAGCCTAGAGGAAAAACTTGCTGCTCAACCACTACCAGCCCCACTAGCGAATGGTGACAGAATGCCAGACGACATCCAAGCAATTGGAGATCTGAATGCACTGAAATCATTCCATGAGGAGATGGCAAGGACGTTGGAGATGACGGATGACATTCTTGACGAACACCAAGATTATGCTGATGACGATATTATTGTTGTTGGTGACAAGGAGTTCCCCAAGTCTAAAATCCGTCTAGCTAACCGAAATTCCAAAAAAGCAATTACCAAGTACATCCCTGCAAGACAGCAGGAGATTACAAAGATTGCCGAGTACGGAGTGATGGAAAAGCAATACTTAGCAGCAGCGCAAAAAGAAGTTCCAGACATTGCGGACGAAACATCCGAAATTGGAAAGAACTACAAAGCACTAATTTCTGACCCGTTAATTTCTAAAATCAAACGAGACATCCCAGAGATTGGGATACAAATAGAATACATCCTTGCACACGCATCAAAGTCTATCTTTGGAGGAAAAGTGAAATCTATACAAACTGGAGCTGGGAATAAGTTGAAGGTGTCGCCACCCGCTTCCCCAGTTGGTTCTGGTTCGTTAAAGATTAACTCTAGCTCAAAGGCAAAGACTAAAGATGCGTACCATAGGTTTGAATCAACAGGATCTGTTGAAGATTGGGTTGCTTCCAGAATTGCTAGAATGAAATAATTTACCGAAATAATATTATGCCTATCTCAAATACATATCAACCAAATGCCCCAACGGGAAAAACCACCACTGGTTCCGCAGTGGCAAACCGTGAGGATCTCAGTAACGAATTGACGCTACTTGCTCCAGAAGAAACCCCACTACTTAGCCTTTGCTCAAAAGGCAAAGCTACCAGTACCTTTTGTGAATGGACTGTAGACGGACTTGCTACACCATCAGCCGATGGAATTTCCGAAGGTGTGGATGTTAGTTCGTTTGATGACAAGTTTGCAAATCGCGCTCGTCTTGGAAACTACACGCAAATCTTTCGCCGTGATTTCCTTGTGTCTAACTTGCAACAAGCTGTCACCTCCGTTGGGCCTGCGAACGTAGCCCAGGCGGAAGCAAAAAGCATGAGAGAACTCAAACGTGATGTAGAATTTGCAATCTGTTCGGACAATGATCGTTCTGTTGAAAACGGTATGGGAACTCCTTACAAACTGCGTGGTCTTGGCAACTGGTTGGCTTCCGCTAGCCCTGCTGATGTCCCATCTACATACCGCACACCTACTGGCAGTATCTTGACAGCTTCTCCTACAGAAACTACGTTTAACGATATTATTGCTTCTATCTTCACGGTAAATGGCGAGGCTAATAACCTGACGCTACTTGCAAGTGTTGCGCTTCGCAAGGTTGTTGCTAACTTTACTCGTAGTTCTGCTGCTGCAAGCTCTGAGGCTGTTTATAACGTCGCGCAAGATGCATCTTCTAAAAAGGTTACGCACTCTGTTCAAGTCTACGATTCCGATTTTGGTATTGTTAACGTGATTAACGCAAACCCTTCGTGCCTATCTGGTAACAAAGGATTTGTTATTAACCCTAAATATCTTGGATTTAACTCGCTTATCCCTATGGGTTCCACTCGTTTGGAAAACCAAGGTGGCGGTGAGCGTGGATTTGTTGACATGGTTGGTACGCTTGTTTGCAAGCATCCTGGCGCACACGGCAAGATTTCCTACTAATCCTTAACCAATAAAACTAAAAAAATATGAAAGTTACTAATAACGAAGCTGGACGAGGATATACGGATGTAATCGTGCTTACTGCTGCCGATCTTGCTGCAATTGCCGCAGGTGCAGGAACCAAGACTATTGGACTTATTCCAAAGGGTGGTGGTATTCGTGGTGCAAGCATTTCGACTAGCAAGACATTTGTTACCGCTGGTACTTCTACTGCTGTTCCTGCAACTGGTGCTGTTAAAGTAGGTATTAGTGGTACTGATGCAAAGCATATTGCATCTGCTGTGCCTCCTGCAACTGTTGATCTTGCTGCTCGATTTAGCACTGGTACTGGATTTGCTTCTTACGTTGCTGGTGGTGTGATCGACATCCCAACTAGTGCTGCTATTCCAGTTATCCTAACGGTTGCTGCTGGTACAGGCACTGGTGCTTACTCGCTACTAGATGGTCAAATTGTTATCACTCTTGATATCATTGATCCAGTTGCAGCTACTGCTTAATTAAAATTAGTGGGGGGTAGTAATTCTACCCCCTGCTTTATTTTTTATGATTTCTAATGAAGCAATGAATGATGCGTTGATTAAAGAACTTTGTTCTGGTCGTCAACTCATGGAAACAAAACAACACGTACGAGAGCTTTCTTGTGCAAAAGAAGCACAATCATTGCGTGGAACTACTACCGCAGCACTTGGAAAAGCAGTTGCAATAATTCCCTCGCATGAGTATTTTTTAATCCGTAATAAGTACGGAGAAGACGCATGGCATGACCGTGGGTTTATCAAGAACTTCCAGAAATTTCATCCAGAACTTTCGCCAAATAAAGCATAATGCAGACGAGAACCTACGCAGACCTATTTGAGCTAGTATCAGCACTCTGCGGGGTCACCTTTGCAACTATAGAAGAACCTCGTATCCGCGCGTTGATGAACCGCAGGGCAGTACGGGCGTTTAAGTCTAGTAATTACTGGACACGGTTTATTAAGATCGGCGAGGAGCGCACCGTTTATGGTGGATGCATTCCATTTTTTCAAGCAGGTAAAAATACCATTGACTCGTTTTTACGAATTTTTGCATACGCACCATATAGAACAAATGGTAGTCAAGAATATCAATACGCAGTTGGTCAAAGTGGTGCTGAGTTAGTTTCTGGTAATATAGTCCCAACGTCTGCATTTGTAGTTTATAAAAGTGCAATTAGCTTTTCCACAGCAGCAGGAGCAACGTCATCCTCACTAACGTCATCGTCGCTGATACCAGAGGAATGGTTTGAATACATGGCACACGGCACATACGCCGATTACCTCCGCGCTGAAGGCCAGCAGGAGAAGGCAGCATTAGCGGATGCTGAGGCTAGCGAGATACTACTCGACGAGTTAATGAAAATTGATGAGCAACATACTCAGACGATTATCTCAAAAAGAATCTTTACGAATATGAATATGCAGTCCCGTGAAGGTGGCGGCGGTGCAATGGGTGCAAGTAGTGGTTCTGGTGATCAAGTATTGTTCCCGCCAATTACGTCTGGGGATACATGGGGTGGGTTTACTTGGGAAATCACAAGTGTGGAGGCAGGAAATACAGACTATTTGGGAACTCTTACGCTTGCTCGATTTGAACTTAAAGACCCATATGGTGCAGTTGCGTTATTACTAACATCCCCAACTCAAATTACTTTAAACAACACCGCAGCAAACTTGTGGAGTGTGACTATTAACCCATTGACAATAACCCTAGCTGCAAATATTTACACTTATGGGTTGGAAACAACAGACAGTATTACTGGGGTTAAAACCCAACTTGTTGGCACACTCACTGTAAACGTAGACCCAGTAATCTAATGGCAAATATAACAGTAACAACGAGTGGTGGAGCATCCACACTAGTAAGTATTGGTTCGCGTGGGCCAGCAGGGCCAGCAGGCACAGGCGGCGGAGGAGCCACGCCAGCCGGAACAACTGGCTCGGTGCAGATCAATAACTCCGGTGCGCTGGCAGCAGACAGCGGTCTGGTCTACACAGGCACAGGTAATACTGGAGTGCTGAAAATCGGTGGTGGCAGCGTTATAATATCTGACCCTACGGTGTCGCAGAACGTAGCGATTGGTGGCGGCAACCCGACACTTCCTTTTGCTAACCGCACTACTGGCAATTACAATACATCTGTCGGAACTAACTCACTTCCACTACTCACTACTGGGAGCAGCAATGTTGCAATAGGCACATCTACTCTTTCAGCACTACTTGGTGGCAACAATAACGTGGGTGTTGGTGTAAACGCCCTCACTGCTGTTACTAGTGGATCAGGGAATGTTAGTCTTGGCAATGGTGCAGGTGCTTATATTACAACTGGTTCTGATAACATTTGCATTGGAGGCAGCGGCAACCCAGCAGGTATTACCAATGTCTCATCAATATCAATTGGAGCAACTGGTGACGGCAGCAGCACCACCGTTATAGGTATTGCTGGCGGCACTGCCACCACACAAACCAGACTTGTCGGTAACACTTTAATTCTTGGTCATGCTAGCACAACCACTTCTCGAACATCTTTAGTCCAAAGTGCAAGTGCCTCAGCCAAAACAATCACATTGCCAAACGCAACTGGTACTGTGCCTGTGTATACTAATGCAGCAGCAAATGGTAAGGTCTTAACGTCAAGCGGTACGGACGGTGCTGCTACATGGGAAACACCAACGGCTGGTAGTGCTGCAGACACCACCGTTATCGACGGAAGCACAAACGCCGTATCGGGCAACGCTGTGTTTGACGAACTTGCTCTTAAAGCTCCGACTGCTAGCCCCACATTTTCTGGGACTGTGACGGCCACTGGTCAAATATCTTCATCTGGCAGCACGGACGCAGCCGTCTCAACCAACGTCGTCAACGTGGCGACAAACGATGCACGGTATTCAGGCCCTAAATTTTCTGCGTATAGCAACGTAAATCAGTTAGTGCCAACAGCGACATTTACAAAAATATTATACCCGTTGACCGATTTTAACATATCGGCTGGCTATAATATAGCCAATTCCAGATTCACGCCCGGCAAAGCGGGATATTATTTATTGACAGTTGGCGCTCGCCCACAAACAAACGCAAATTCGTCCATTTTTTACGTCTATAAAAATGGCGCTCAAGTAAAGGCTGTTTTTCAAGACTCCAATCACACCACAATTAATCGCGCAGCGTGTCTAATTGTAAATGCAAGTGCAACGGATTATTTCGAGGTTTTCTGCTGGCACAACAAAGGCACTGATCTAACCGTTGAGCATATTCTGCAAACAAACGGTTTTTTCCAAGCCACATTCATCCCATAACCATGTCCATTATCCGCACACTCACCGAAGCAGAATCCGATCTCGCAGCAAAGGAGCAACTCGTCCTACAAGCTGGAGAAGCAACCCACCATCTTGCCAGCACGCTTGCCACCACCAACGCGCAGTTCTGGAACCTCCCGACAGAACGCTTGCTAGCAGTTCTCAATGCCGACCTACCAGCCACGCTCGCTACCTTTGAAGCCAACACCGCATTGGGTTTGCAGGTCAACGCCAGCCTCGACGCGCTTGCCGTTCCGCGTTTCTCCACCCGCGCACCTGTCACCGCTGGCAGATCGGACATTGTGTTCGACGGCACGGCGTTTGTATACGTCGCACCGCCTGCACCCGAACCACCGCCAGAGCCAGAACCATGATGCGAGTGCTATTGATCACTCTCGCGCTAGCCACCTCTGCACTAGCTGAACGCACAGTGACGTTTGCATGGGACGCTACAGCGGATGCAGACTCCTACACGCTATACGTCAACGGTGCGCCAGCAGGCACTACTACCGAAACGCAAGTCACGGTTCAAATTGCAGACGCTCGCACTGCGGTCAATGTAACGGGCAGCAACATCACTGGCGAGTCTGAGCCGTCTGCAACGCTCATCGTGCCGCCTGCACCGACTATACCCAAGGGATTTAGTATCTCAAAGATTGTCCGTACTACTACCGCCACGCCCAAATGAATCCGTTAACCTACATTGCTAAATGAATCCGTTCGACAACACTAGTCTACCAGTAAAGGCATTTGCGGGTATCTGTGCGCCCATTGCGAGCATGATGACTGACCTAGTGCCAGCGGAGGTTAACCCGTGGCTACAGAGCATTGCATTCGTAGCGGCAATCATTGTATCGGTGCTTTCGGCATTGTCGATCATTCGGCAAAATCTTAAATAGTTGACAACAATTCCAAAATACACTAAACCATGAATATGAATACGACAATCGTAGGACTACTCGCAGCAATCTTCGCCGCCATCCAGAGCATCGTGCAACAAGGCAACAGCATTGAAGATTGGAAAACATGGGCATTGCCAGCAGCACTAGCGGCACTAGGTTTCCTCGCCAAAGACCAAGAACCAACGGTATGAGAAGCGACTCAGCAGTTCCAGGCTTGTTCATGCTGCTTGCCTTGGCAGGTATTGCAATCTTTGCGGTTACCTGCTCGTCATGCGCTACTAGTGAGGCTTTCCCATTCCGTGGTGAGTTTGGCTATGTCCCGTCAACGGGTCAGTTTGACGTACAGTTCAGATCGAGCAAGTAAGCTCACACAGTCGCCATGAGACGCGAAGCCATCATTGATATCCAACAAAGGATTGGCGTTGTTCCAGATGGTTTCTGGGGCGTTAAATCCATCGAGGCTTGCCAACGTCATTGCCGTCGATTGATGCCAATCCCTAACCCGTGGCCTGCGCAGTCAGAGGCAGCGTTAATTGGTTTCTACGGTATGCACGGCAACGAGAACAAATTAGTTAACTTATTCGTGGGTGACCTAGATGTGCAATACGATGGCGGCAAAGTTAAAACTGTCCGTGTACACAACAGGATCGCAGCACCGCTAAGAAAGGTACTAGAAGAGGTCGCTATGGTATCTCCAGAGACTTTGCGGGAATATTGTGGCGGGTACAACAACAGACCTATGAGAGGGCTTAATAAGCCTTCCTTACACGCCTACGGTGCTGCCGTGGACTTCCGTGCGTATAACAACGGGAACCACCAGCACTGGCCTGTCTCGGCTGATATGCCCTTCAAGGTTATCGAGGCTTTCTCCCGCGAGGGATTCCTCTCAGCAGGTGTATGGTGGCAAAGGGACAGTATGCATTTCCAAGCCACAAGATAACAACCATATTGACATGCACTAAGATTGTGATACAGTCCTCGTATGTCCATGCAACCATTACCGCCAATAACATTTTTAAAGGAAGCACTTGAAATTGATATTAAATCACCATCTTTTCTTCGTTGGAAAAATAGACCTCGAAATCATTTTGCAACTAATCGAGGATTTGGTATATCTAATACAAGGGATGCTGGTATGCCAGCGGGATCATTTGCTTATTCTGGAGACAAGATACCAATGTACAAAGTAAAAATTAACCAACGAGCATATTTAGCTCACCGAATAGTTTTTGCTTTATTTTCGGGTAATGATCCATTTCCTTTAGAAGTAGATCACAAAGATAGAAACCCACTTAACAATCACCCAGAAAATCTTCGTGTTGCTACTCGATCTGAAAACGCTAGTAATAAAGGAGTTCAATCAAATAATAAATCTGGAGAACGAGGCGTTACATGGTGCAAAAGAACATCTAAGTGGATGGCTCAAATAGGAAAAAATAACAAAACCCTTTTTCTTGGTAGATTTGATCTTATCAATGATGCTGCTGAAGCTAGATTCAACGCTGAAAAAGAACTTCATGGTGAGTTTTCAACTTCAATGCATTTCCAAGCAACTACATAATGGTAATTCCCAAAAAAGTAACGATTGGTGGCGTTACTTTTAAGGTAAAACGTACCAAAATTGATGCGTATGGTGAGATGGATTTCGAGGTGCGCGAGATCACTATTTCAACTTATATAAAGGATAACTTAGTCGCCATTGAAACTTTAAGGCATGAAATGATTCATGCCACACTCGCACTAGCGGGACATTCTTGGGCTGAAAACTACGACGAGGAGGCACTTATTAGGTGTCTTGAGAACATATTCTTCCCAGCGTGGGATAACCTAACTAAAAAGCATGGCATATAAACGATTCCTAGTGTGCGCCGATAATCACGGTCATTTGGTCGATGTCGACGCTATGATCAAGTTGATGGCGTTTGCCGATAGTTGGAAACCACACTACCGTGTTCACTTAGGTGATCTGTGGGACTTTTCTCCTTTACGGAAGGGTGCTTCACCAGAGGATCGGGCTGAGGGGATATCCATGGACTACCTTGCAGGTATGACATTCCTCGATGCGTTCAAACCGAACTACCTTACCCTCGGCAACCATGATGACCGCATCTGGCTAGGTATGCACAGCGGTGACGGCATCCTACAAGAGCGTTGCGCGGAACTGGTCAAGCACTCTGAGGAGCAATTCAAGAAGCGTAAGATCACATGGTGTCCGTACCACGTTTCAAAGTACCTACAACTGCCAGAGGGTGGCCCTAAGCTGCTACACGGTTTCCGCGCTACGATGTACCCAGCCCGATCCCACTACGAGAACTGGGGTAGTTGCCTAGTCGGGCACGTCCACAAGCCAGACATCTACTCAGCGAGGCACATTGACGGCTCCCAGGCGTTTAGTCTAGGGTGCATGGCTAATATCGACGCACTGACCTACGCAGACCGTCACGCCGCGAAACTATCATGGAGAAATGGCTTTCTTTACGGACTAATTAACGATAAAACTGGTGCTTGGAACGCTTGGAACGTAACAAAAGAAGGCGACGATTGGATATCACCACAAGGGATTTTATGAAATATCTATTTATATTGCTACTAGCAGGTTGTACTACAACGCCAAAGAATCCTGAAAAGTATATTGAATGGGAGAACAACTCATGCCTACCCACAGCAATTACGATGCAGTATGGGCTACGCAACTCAACCAAGTGGAGCGAAGTTTTGTTGTACCAATATACATCCCTGAAAACTGGGGAAACCAAGGGTCACGCAGTTTGTGCATACATTTACCCGATTGGATCAAACAAGCTGTGGGTCTACGATTACGAGGGAAGCACTCGTATCAAGGCATACATTAACGAGCCACTAGAGATCGCCCAGCTCGCAGAAGTTGCCCGTGGACGTATCGCAAACCAAGTAAGCCAAGCAGAATACCTAAAAAAATGAAATCGCCAACATTGAATAAGACACTGACAGACTTGGATTTCGCTTTATCTCAAGCACCTGAGTTAAAAAGACCTAACGAGTTTACAATAGCGGATTTCATGGTAAAAATGGGCGTAACGGAGTCAGTTTCTCGTCGCCTTTTGGACGAGATGGTGAAAGATGGAAAGCTAGTTCGCCGTAAAGCTTTGCACGATGGACGGTATGCTAGGCTTTATTCTAAGGCTTAGTCTAGTGCTGGTATTTCAAACGTGAAATAGTGGTCTAGTTCCAGCAGGATAGCCGCGACTACCTCTGCCTCGATATGGTCGTGTTCAGGGTCATCAGTATGCTTGTGCGCTCTGCGGATGCCCTTTACGGTTCCCGATTCAATTGCGTCTCTGACTATATTGTATATGTTTGGTTTCATAGTAGTAATTGAGAGTATGTTAAAATATCCGTTATGGATGTTTAGGTCAGCGAGCAGGGTTATCCTGCGTTTCCTCGTTTATCGGTCGAGGCGACTTCGTTCAGTCCATCGCTGTTTAAGTAATACCTAGCTATCAGAAATGCGTCGATCATCCCGTCATGCGGTGTTGTGGATCGCTTGGTAGCTAGCCATGTCTCGTCTGGAGCTAACTCGCTTGCCTTAGCCAGTGCAAGAACTTTCGTCATCCCGGCTTCACGCCTCTTGCCAAGCATAGCGTCCTGCCAAGGTCGTACCGCGATACGAGCAACAGGCAACCCATGTGCAAGGCAAGACCCGTAGAGCATACCAAACGCTAGTGCCATTGATCGGATTGCCTGTGACGATTTAGCGTGTGCTAGCGGTTCCTCAATAGCTATGGAGACATCTTGAGGGAGGAATGCTCGGACGTAGCGTAGCGTGGCTAGAACGTCCACCTCAGTCTTGCCGTTGTGCTTTATCGTGGGCATGGGTATTGAACTGATGACAGCACCGTTGTGCGCTGAGATAGCGCAAATTCCACCAGAGATGCCGTTGTCTATGCCGATAGTTATCATTTAACGATACAAAGTTAGTTTGAGGTGAGATAGCGCACAGGCCACCAGATATACCATTGTCAATCCCAATTATTATCATGGTCTTGTTCTTGTATCAAGTATTCAGGAATACCGTGGTATGCAGTTTGGATGCGGTCGAACGAATCTTTTGCGCTACCACCGCTTTCATATACCCCTTTTCCAATAACGGTCAGTTTTTCATGAACGATCGGTCGGGTTGTGCCTAGTAAGGCATATGCATAATCGGTTAGGATAATACTTCTTTTCATGGTGATTTTTGGTTTGAGACGGTTACAATTTGTAACCAGTTGAGTAGGTGACAACTTGTCACCTAGTTGTGGTTTCAGTCCTCATGCTTTTTGTACTGTGCTAGCAGTTTCCTTGCAGTTTTTGCAATCAATTGTAGTTCGTCTGGATCAACCTTTATGGTTTGCTCGTCTTGGGTTAACACGATGTAGCCGCCAGCAGCCTCGTCATCGATGGTTATGGTGACAATTCCTTCGCCAAAAATGGGGTTGCGATCATCCAAATGTACTACAGTGCTAATAACGCTTGTTATGTATTTGCTCATTCGTTTATGTACGGTGATGTGAATTCTTTTTTGTTGTGACCCCAACGGCCTATATGCTTTCTTTCTGGCTGATTAAGTCGCACTAACTCAGCGTGTCCCGTCTGCCAAATGTGGCAACTGCGTACGGCTTCGTCACGTTCGCGCTCTAGTTTTCGCGACAACAACACAATTGGATTTTCGTATGTGATTTTATTGGTTCCAACATAGTGATCTTCTTGCAGGAATCTAAGGTGCTTGTTTTCCCTTACGCACTGGTCTGTCTCTGGTGTATCACTCATGAATTTGTAGTGCCTTCTCGGCTTTTGCTTTAGTTTTCTGAGTTAAACCAATGCCTAAAATGTATTCCAATGCTTCCGCTAGCCTGTTCCGTTCACGTTCTAGCTTTTCAGCAAACTCGGTTGGTACAACGTGGTTACCCCGCGCTAAGTCGTCTGTCTCAGGTGTGTCAGTCATTTAGTTGCGAGTTTGATGTTCAAGCGCGACTTCATTTTAGCACCTCCTGCACTGTAATGCGTTCCCATTCGTCGGATTCAACATGTTGTTTTTCATCTTCAACCCATGGATACATACGTCCTGTTGGTCTGTAGTACCACATTTCAAACGTGCGCGGTTCGGGCTTAATTCGGTAATTTTGTGGCTCGTCATAAAAACCGATTTCTTCAGGTTCTACAAAGTCCTCCCAGTAAAAATTACCAAGTTCGTCGTTACAGAATTGTAGGTTTTTGCCATCCACCAATGCTTGCACCAGTGGTAAAAATAAGTGTGCGTTTTCTTTGTTCATATTGTTTTTGTTAATACGGTTCGCCGTGCCATTCGCAGTCTTCGCAGATCCAGCCCAACGTGTGGTGGTTGATTTTGATTCTGCCGCAAGTACACTCTTGTTTACGTTCGTCTTTGCGGCGGTAAAAGTTTGGTACTGCTACCGTACATAAGCCGTACTCATTATAATATACAACGCGCCAGTCGCCACAACACCAATACTCGTCCCCTTCCTGTATTAGTTCGCCCTCTTTAAGAAAGCGGTACTCTGTTTCAACGGGTTCAACTTTGCGGCGGTACTTACACGCTTCAGTATTATGATGCGACATATGCCCAATATTCGTAAAAAGCCATTGATCTATTGATTGAGCATAGAACTGGTCACTTTCTTGGATTAGCTCTCCTACTTCAAGAAACCTGTACTCTGTTTCAACAGGTTGTTCTGACTCTTCGGCAGGAATTTCAACGGGTTCATCCTTGCGGCAGATGTGTACCTCAGTCTTGCTAAATATCTTCTCGTAATTTACTGCGTATTTACCGCAATCTACTTTGCGTGGTGTGCTACCCTTGCCTGCGCTCATCTTGATAGTTCCTCCTTAGTTTGGTTAATGCTTTCCAATCGTTCGTTTTCTTCGTGCTTCTTGACCTCGTCGAGGAAAATCTTGTAGGTGGCAATGTCTTCCTCTAGACCGTCGATCTCGTCCTCCTCCATTGGCAGAGTTGGACGTGACTTACCAGTCGATTTGAAATGCAACTGGTCAAAATAAACCTTGAGCATACAAAGTAATGGTAGGCTTTCGGCGTGGTGTTTTGGTAGATTTTTATTCGGTAAGTTCATAATATGTCTCCTTTTCTATACGATTCCCAGCTAAAGTGTACGCCGCATCCGTTCTCACGAATACGATCAATTACCGCAGGTGATAGCGACTCAGCGAACCGTTTTCTGTCATGGTTTGAGATTAGTAGCGTTGGTTTATTATCCATGTAACGTGCGTCGATGATGGCCGTCAGTTTCTGATCTTCAAATGCCGTCTCACCTCGATCTTGTATCTCGTCGATGACCAGGAAGGCAGCATTGCTGTAATCGTTTATAATGCCTCTCTCGGTGCGCTCAGACTCTTTTTTGTACGTCTCCCTAATCTCCATAAATAAATTGACTGCGGTCGTGTATACGCAAGGCAAATCACGTTTTACCATGCCAGATCCTCTCCCAACAGTCGTTTGATTATTCGGCGGGGTGCAGATCATAGCAATCTCGTATGCCATGCGGGTTTTCCCCGTGCCATGTTTGCCGTACAATAGGGTAATTCCACCGTTATTAGTGGATACCAACACGTTGTTGTACCCTTCCCACCACTCAATACCAGTAGGAGTGGCGGAACCCTTGTAGCGTTTAGGAAATCCTTTAAGGTAATTCATTTTAAACCTCTTTTCTTGAATGATGCATCGAGGACATTGGTTAAGCAATAAAAATTACGCTTTTTCTTAAATTCGTTCCAGTCGATTACAGGAGTTGGTTCAATAGACTCAGATTCTACCGTGCGAATCAACCTTTCAACAGCGGACGAGAACGAGCAATCAAGCCTTTCTGAGAGGCTCGTAACCCGTCTAAACGTCTCAACAGAGAAGCTCACTCTGGTGTTGACCTTCTTGTCCTGTATCTGGTTGCGTTTACGCCCACATCCGAATGAGAACTTGCGGTGCTTTATTTTGATTCGTTCAGTTTGCGCTTGCATTTCTCTTCAATTGCCTCGGTTAAGGTTTTTAGGTTCTTCTGCTCGATCACGATCCCGTAGGTTTTACGGTAGATTAGTTTGTCGCCAACTAGCCCATAAGGTATCTTCTTCGCTCTCGCCGTTGTCATCAATCGCTGACCCTCGACAATAACTTGCCCAGGTGCAACGGGATCACCGTAAAATATGTCATCAAGTCTCGTAATCATTGTGCTATGAAGTAATTGGCAAATGACTTGCCGTTTTTTCTGATGGTTTCGGTAATGATCGGTGTGCCGGCATTGCGTAGCTCGTTAATCCTCGCACTAAGCCGAAAGCATCCCCATTTTTTGAGTGCTTCGATGGCCGTGATACAATTACCGTTTGCCAAATGCTCATGTAGTTTGTCTATTATGCTTTTTTTCATTGTGTTTATGTTGTTTATTCGTTCCAATTCGTTGCGTTTAATATAATGGATAATTAACCGTGATTTGAAAATTCTTTATGATAAATCATTCTTTGTTTTTTAATTTCAATCTCTGCGTCATCAATAGTGTTGAAGAGTTTTCTAAATACGTGCCTCCCATCCAGCTTGATTTGAGCAAGCCATTTTTCTGTCAGCTTATGGAAACAAACTCCTTTTACTCCTGATTTGGATTTTGCATATATTTGTTTGTTTTGGCAGTTTTGAGACCTAGTAGCTATTCTTAGGTTGCACCAGCGATTATCCCATTTGTTACCGTTAATGTGGTCTATGTCAAATTCTGGATAGTCTTTAGTCTTTAGCACCCAGGCTATTCGGTGAGCCGTATATGATTTACCATTAAATCTAATCATGGGATATCTTGATTTAGATGCTTGTTGGAGAGTCTTAATATTTGATGGTAATCCTCTGAATTTCGTTCTGGTTATTTCTCCTGTTTCCTCGTTGTATAAAAACGAAGACACAACTTCATCAATTTCAATTATGCTAATTTTCATTCCAAATTTTAATTTTAATCTTGCTGGCTAGTCCAGCGACTGCGTGTTTCTCCTCCGTATCTCGATGGAAATGCTTTGTTTTCTCCTTGTAAGCTATCCAAGTGCCGTCTTTCGACTGTTCAACGTGAATCTGGTGCTTACGCATCCATTTAAGCCTCGGAGATAACTCTTCTGGCAGTTCATTAAAGAGAAAATCCATTTCGTTTTGCTATGTTTTTAAGGATGTTCAACCACCCAGTTTGCTTCTTGGGTGTAGAAATTGCCTTAATAATTGCTAGTGTTAGTACTGGATCGCTCCCGATTGCTCTGATTGGTTTGTAAATTGATTTCAGTCTCATTGTGTAAGTGTGTTAATTTCTTTTTTATGTCTCCAGACTTCAAGTCCCTTCGGCGTTTCAACTAGCGAGGATCGGCATCCCGCCATGTCTCGTAAGACGGTTCTAAGCCATTTCATATCCGTTTCGTTCTTCTCATCATACGGCATTGTGATCGAAGTATGCCCTAGTTTAATCGCTTCTTCTGGTGTAATTATGGTAGTCATTTAGTAAAATAAACCCTGCTGCAATTCTGCGGGTCACAGTGTTCTCTTGCCGTTGCAACTCGGCTTGTAGGTCAAAACGGAATATCGTCCTCTGCATCATCCTCAACTGCCGCTTGTACGTCAGCTTTGATGTTCTTAGCTTGGTTGTACGCCACCCAGTCAATGATCTTGGCGTTACCAATAATGATGTCACGCTCTCCGCTCAATTTGCGCTCCTTGGTGACGATTTGCTTAATAAAGCCGTCATCACCGTACTGCCCTTTCTCACCCGTCAAGATGAGTGTAAGGTTGAGGTATTTCTTGCCATTCTTTGGCGATTCGTAGATCAAACTTTTGTCGATCTTGTCTAGGTTGATGCTTAGTGATATGTCCTGTTTCATTTTGTTATCCAATGTGGGAGTTCTAGTTTAGTATTTGCTGGGATTGTCTTAGTCCAAACGTCTTCGCTTACGCATTTCTTCCAGAGTGAGATTGCTTTAGTGTAGCCATCCCGCCCACGTCCAACAAATTCGCTAATGTCAACGATTGCCGTCTCATATGGTGCTGACGATTCAACGAATGCCAGAATGAACCTGTAACGGTTCTCCCCAGTAATGGCATTCCAGAGATCGAGGTACATTGCGGCTTGCCAATGGTAACCTTTGTTCAGGATGACGTTTATTAGATTTGCCTCGCTGGTGATTGAGTTGATGGTTTTAAGGTCAATTAGGCAATCGCCAGATTTTGGAGCAATGTCAACCATGCCCCTGACGTTAATCTCATCCGATTCTGAATACATGGCGATCTCGGTATCGTAGCCAGCGACAAGCAGCGGTTGCAGGTCATCATCACCCATCACCGAATCTGCAATGATCAAGGCTTGCTCGTATTGCTCGTTCGTGATCGGCGTTATCCCATTTGAAATCATGTCATCCCGCCATTCTTGTGCTGCTTTCGTCCTGTAGCTATCAAATTCGCTGATTGCATAGTCTTGCTGCCATTTCTTAGGCGTGAGTGCTAAACAATGCACCAAACTACCTAAAGCCATAGCAGGGGTGCTTTCCTTGGCTTTTGAGTGCTTCCATCCCCAAGGGCTTTGAGCGAATTCAAACAGCATGGATTTGCTTATATATCCGCCAAGGTTTGACGGTGTAGCCCCACCTTCGTAGTACTTTCTGCCTAAATCGTGTTCTAGTCTCATAATGTTACCTCCTTTTCTAGTTCCTTGATCATTTCATCCAAGGCAAATCCAGCTTTCTTAGCGGGTGCTTTCTTTTCTGGCACAATCTCCGCTTCGATTGTCGTGACTTCTGGTTCCTTGGCAGGTTCCTGTGCTATTTCCTCTGGATCGGGATCGGGTTCTGGTTCTGGTAGCACAAACGGGTTCTTGGGTGTGATGTTGCGAGGTGGTTCCGCGAAATCCCGCACCTCATCTTGAGTGTACATCCCCAAGCTCATGTCCGAAGCGTAGGCACGACTCCAGAACGAAGCAGCACGATACCGTAGCATTTGACCAGGCATCGTTAGCCACTTGCTCCCGTTCTTAGTTGACCAGCCTTCACGTTTCGCCATGTCTAGGGTGATTTTCTCACCTTTGAGTTCCTCACCGCTTTCCCTATCCCGTGCAACAGCGTAACAGGATGTCGGGTTGTCGTCGTCGTCCATAATAAAGCGTAACGGGGAAAACTTCCCGCTAGCGTTAATCATGCCGATAAGGGCGGTTGCTGACCATGAAGGCCGTCCATGGATAATTGCCAGATTTTGGCACACCATGAGCGGATCGAGTCGAGTGCGTTTAGCGACATTAAGAGCAATCGCACAATTAGCCACATTGCCGGCGAAGTCTTTAGGGACTAGCGTTGACTTACTTAGCATCATTGCTTGTCGCTGGATTAGCTCAAAAGCCTGCGTTTCCGCTTGGACTCTCAGCATGATATAGTTCTGTGGTTCTTGCACCGCAATTGCGTCTGTTTTTTGTTGTTGTTCTGTTTCCATCGAGTTGTTTTTTATCGTTTCAGTTTAGGTTATCAAGACAAATTTTCGGTTTCTTCTAAATTTTCGTTTATCAAATCCAGCACCGTTTGGGCGGCATCCGCGAATTTCGGGTCATGTTCGACCAGGTATTGCACCCGTTCTCTGCTATGCATGATCGTTCCGTGGTGTCTTCTGCCGATTCGCCAGCCTGTGTCTTGGAGGGAATGCGTCTCACTCCAGATCGTAGCAAGAAGGTGTCTTGGTGTGCAATACATCGAGAGTTTGCTAGAGCTTAGGATTCCTTCGCGTGGCACGCTAAAGACGTGCGCGATGCAATCAAGAAGCTCTTCAAATCGTGACGCATCTTCGTCGTTTTCGGGTTCAAATCGTGTCTTCATGCGGTTTTCTTGTAGTTCTCCCGATTATCGGTGCGGATTCTCTTCAGCATTCTGGCGAAAACTCTACGTTCTACCTCCATCGTCTCTAGTCCCGCGATTAAAACAGCGTATCTTTGCCAAGGTTCTTCGCCATGACGAGTGTGGAATCTTGTCGTGGTATCTGTGACGCTACATTTAATCAGATAATTTTTGTAATTATCATTTGTCAGCCATTTTTGTCTTTCAATAGTCATCATGTCGGATTGTGTCGTTTAATTGTTGTTGCATATGTTCTAAATCAATACCTAAGTGATTTAGTAAGGATTGAAATTGTTCCCAATTTGGGAAGCCGTATTCGTTGTCTGTCGATTGGTTACGCTGCCAATGTTTCGTTAGCTCGTTCACCATTTCCTGTTCGCCCAGGTGGTCTTCGGTGTATCGTATTACGCTCTTTAGGTCATCGAGGATTAAGAGCGCATCTTCGGGCGTTGCCCCGCCCTCAGCGAGCAAGTTCAAGGCTTGGTTGTCTGGGTTCATATCTTCAGGGTTAATGGACTTCCGTTTAAGGTATGGTTTCCCGTAGTAATCTCCCTAAGCAAAAGATGAAATCGTTCCACCTTGATCGGCGAATCTCCAGCACAAGCCCTGCACAACATTGATTGCGCTTTATGGTCAAGGGTTTCTCCATTGATATAACCCATTTCTAAGATTTGTTTTTTGATTGCGGTTTTCATGTTTGTTTCGTGTTTGTTAATTACTTGGATGGTTTCGCTTCGTAATACCGATAAAAGGTAATTATTTCCCTTATGTCACTTAGTGCGGTTCTAAAGTATCGTCGATTGGTGGCATGGCGATATTTGAAAATGTCGCTGATTGCGTCACGATAAATTGATAGTAATTCTTGTTTGGTTTGCATTTGTTTTGTGTTTGTTAATTAAAATAATGGTAAAAAGCGTGTAGCAAGTGCTTCAGTTTGACGACAAGCGGAACTATTCCCGCTCCGATTAGGCAACAGGCGAAGACTTCAAAGGTGGTTCTCATGCTGTTTTCCCTTCAAGGTTTTGGATCATTTGCCAGTTGCCAAGCCAAATTGCTCCGTCAAGCTCTTTACATTCACGGCTCAGGAACCGCTTCACAAGGTCATCCTTTGCGCGTTTTGCAGATTCTGCTTTCATTGTGGCTTTCCATCCTTTCGGCCAGTTGCCGAAAAATGTTTTGTCGGTGCGCTTACATTCAATGTCAGCAATGACCCGTGCGTTGTCCTTGATCCAATCGGCTTGACAATATTCGATTTCTCGTTTTAAGGCCCCATCGGCACAGGCTAAGTCTTCAGCTTGTTTTCTTGTTATCTGTTTCATTGTTTGTGTGTGTGTGTGTTATGGGTCACTCTCCATTTCCCCGGCTTGTGACGGGCCGCTTGCGCGGGCTGGATTGCCCCGTAGGGTTAGCGGGATGGTTTTAAGATCGTCAGGCTGCCGTTAACCCATTCAATACATAATTCTCCGCGATGTCTTGACGCGAGCTTAAAAGCTGCCTCTCTCTCGCTAAATGCAAAACACCCATCGTTTGGCAATTTTGCAGCAAAACCCATTTTGCGGGTTAGCGGGTCAATTTCTCTTATCATTTTAATGGTCATAATTTTGTGATGTTACAGGGTAGCGCGTAAAGCTAGTTTATCAGTGATTTCACCCGCCTTGGCTAAGTAGTCCACATAGTCCACAAATGCCGTCCGTGTGGTGGCGTTATGGCGATTATGTGGAGCGGTTTTAATGCCCCACATGAGCGCGAATGATTCCAAGTGTGGGTGTGATTGCCAGAAACTGGCTCGGATTTGTTTTTGATTTGTCATGTTTTTAATGTTAAGGTTTGCAAGGGGTAGAACCTTGCGTGTTTTAGATTAGAATGATGAAACGATGATTCCGCCGCTGAATTCAATAAGCGTCCCGTGATCTTGGATGTAAGAGCGAATCCATTCGTCAAGCTCATCGTCTTCCTCTTCACCGTCCAAGTCGATTCCTGCCAATTTCATGGACTCTCCAAGCGGTTTCCCGTAATAATCAGCAATCCAATCTTGCAGGCTTTCAGATTCCGTGAAATCGCAGCGTATAGCCACAACGTCAAGCTCTAGCTCCACGCTAACACTGTCTTCGTATTCTTGAAGGTGTTCAGCGAGCGCAAAGGCTCCAGCTCGTGACCATTTGGCGTTTTCGTCTTGTAGTAATTCGTGCGCGATTTCGTAGTTTGTAAGTGTCTTTTTCATATGTTTGTCGTTTGTTTGTTTGTAGTGTGTGTGAAGCAGGGATTGAACCTGCTTGGTGGGTGGGTTACATAGCGGCAATCAGCTTGGCCATTTCACTACCGGCTTGGTGGGATTCCCTCCACGTTTCCTTGGTGCGGCGAGCGGCATCGCCGCAGTGGCGAGTAATTTCGCGACTAAGCGCGCTGCCATCGGAAAATTGCGTCCAGATAAACTGACGGTTCTGGGAGTCTATATCGGAGTAGGTAATTTTGATGGTTTTCATATTTTCGGTGTGTGTTTGTTTGTTTGTAGTTATCAGTTGCTCATGAAGGATTCTGCAAATTGTGGATTGCATCTTTTCTGGTAATTCCAAATACCTCGCCTGATGTTTTATTTATTCCATCATGGTAGTAGGCGATAAAGCCTACGATAGTGAATCCTGTTGGATGTTTCGATTTGATTTTTACGCATTCGCTTAAAATCGAGTATGGTAATTTTTTCATATGTTTGTGTGTGTGTGTTTAGTCTCTTCAGTTGCGGCATTACCGCAAGACGCTTTGCAGCGTTTCGACCTGGTTAATTCACTTTGATGCCGCCTACCATGAAATACCACTCACGGCTTCCCACCTTGCTTTGAGCGTATCCACAAGGCGTACAATAAAGCCCCACCCTTCCCCTTGCGCTATCGTCACCCCGTAGTATTCCAAGCGAGCCCTTCGACTTGCAAGACGGGCAAAAAGTACTATCATGCAAAGCTATCACCCCGTCAATTGCGCCTTCCCGACCAAATGAATCGGTTGCTGACCCAGAGCCCTTAACGAAGGCTTCCCAGTTGCAAGCTGCTTCATTGTACCAGCTTTCAATTTCAAGACCTTGGATTGCTTGCTTTTTAATGTTTGTTCTCATGTCGTTAGTTGGTTGGTGGTTGTGATTAAGCGGGGATTGAACCCGCTTGGTGGTCTTTTCAGTTGCTTTCCTTTTCGGGGGCTTCCACGCAACGCCCTAGTTTAGTATCAAAGTACAAGGGACGACGAAGGCCGTCTAATGCCTGGGCGTAGGCTAAATCTTGCAAGCTGTCAGCGGTGGCAACGACACATTCCATGTCGTCCAGTAATTCGTATCTTGGTTTAGTTGTCATGTCGTTTATTGGTTGCGTTGCGTCTTGCAACTGTCAATACTCTACAATACGCCACCCGCCATTGCCAATCAAATAATGCCAATAAAGTGAATTATTTTTACACCCGATTAAAGCACGTTGAAACTAAGTGAGTTACACGTGCTCATCGCGGCAAGTTAGGCAAGCTACACGGGTGAATTCCAGCAACCGCGAGAAGCAAACTTGATTTGTTTGCATTCAGTTTCGATTAGACTGCTAGACTAACAATCTATCAGAAGCGGTATGGGTATGATTAGATGCCGCTCACAATCCATCAATCACACTAACTTTTAACTCATTACGTGTTACGAGCCTATGGCGTTATTATAACGTGTACGTAATTATTACACGTCAGAATCATATGTGATGCCCGAAGCTACGTGATGCTTAATGAATAAGCTTCTTACGGAGTAGAGTCTAATCAAGTCGAATCAAATCCGTCAAGCACTAATTTTTCGGAGGCAAGCAAATGCGTTGGAAACTTTCACTTTAGAGCCTGATATTCGATTACATAAGCGCAAGCAAGCCGGCACCTGGTCACTGGCCGGCACGTTAACAAGCGCACGTTCGATTCAAACAAGCGTTTAAATGCCGGCACAATTCAAACAAGCGTTTCAAGCAAGCGCACGTTTAAAACGATCGTTTAAATTACGCGTGACGCAAGCGGTGTTCGCGTGTACAGTGTTCGCCTGGATAGTGTTTGCGTGCGCAGTGTTCGCGTGAGTAGGGGGGGCGGGGGTTGAGGTTTGAGTGGCGCGGAAATTCTTGTACCATCCATTAGCCAAACAAAAATTATTACAATTGGGCTATCATCCACCTGCCCTTTAAAAAATGTTACAATGGCGAATGTACTTGACAGGTTGGCGTGATTGTGCGTAGGTTTGTGCATGGCAAGAGGAGATTCATATCAGTTGCAGGGTCAGCAGGGCGGGGTGTACCTAAGTGCTGGGCAGATTTCGTTAAAAAAATTCCGTGTTATCCATGCTTTGACGGCTACGGTCATTGATGGTTTGACTTCGACTAACATTGTTGATTCTACGGGTAACCCAATAACTAGCTTAACTTTAGCAGCAAATACGGTTGTTGGTGGTCAGTTTGATGGCGTTAGTGTTTTAACTGGCACTTGTATCTGTTACTACGCTTAATGTGCGGTATGCCGTACAAGATGTGTGGCTAATGTTGGTTCTATAGCTATTTACGAATGAGTCAATACAGGTCAACGGGTGGGTTAGATGACGCTATTGCCAGTGATGGTGATAAGGCGTTTAACAGTGTTAACCTGCGTGACCAGTTGAACCAGTTGCTGCTTACCGAGGTGAGGGAGAGTGTTAACGGACGCATGGAGGGGTATTGGAAACCGAGGAAGAGCGTTGAGAGCCGTACTGGTGCGTTAGTGTCTGGTGGTAACCCGTTGCAGTTGCCGTTCCTGTTGGTTGGTACAAGTGTGCTGATTACTGCTGCATCTGTAACCGCTGGGGTAGTAACCCTGACAACAGCTTCTAATCACGGGTTAAGTCCTGGAGCAACATTGAACATCCAAGGGATTATTTACACTGCTGGGACTGATCCAAATGGAGTGTTCACAGCTACTGCTGCAGCTACAAACAGTATTACCTACTCGCTTGCTGGCGGGTCTGGGCTATACACCGTATCTGCTGTTACCCCAAGAACTGAGGTTATTACGTCCACCTCAAAAGCATTTACTTTTCTTTCTATTTCAAGTGGAACAATAACAATTACGGTTACCCACGGATTTGCTGTTGGTACTGTTGGTCTTGCTAGGATTGCTGGGTTAACTTTTACAGGTGTCGATCCAAACGGAGACAGAGTAATTACATACGACAGTGCGACCACATTAAGATTCACGGTTGCAGGAGCAGTTACAGTATCTGGATCTGGTACACTATCACAAGTTCCTGTCAACGATGCCGCTGCCGGTAACGTCCGTGCATCATGCTTGTTCAGCAACCCTAACGAGCAATCCAAGGAGTACGTTATCGTAGCATTAGATACCGTTGCCAAGAAGATCGACCTTGATACCTATGCGGTAACTACGATTACCTACCCAGCGTCCGAGACGGTCGATGTGTTTACCGATATGCAGCAATGCTTTGACAAGGTGATTTTATTCCGTGACAGGAAACAAGCACTTGTCTGGGATGGTATTGCTGGGGCGTTTACCGTAATGGCAGGTGGTAATTACTCCCAGCCTGTGATTATTGTAGGAACTACAGCAATATTAGGGGGAGTTGCAACCGTTCAAAATGCTGCTTCAGCCGCTCACAATTTAGTTGAAGGTGATCTTATTGAGATTATTAACATTGCGGGTTCGCCACCCCCAGGCCCAGCTATTGGTCAGCAATACTACGTTGCAAGCGTACCAACTACATCTAGTTTTACAATATATGTTGATTGGCCAAATCACACTAGTCATGTAATCACATACACAAAACCCCAAAGCAGTGGTGGCGGGTTTATGCATCTTCCAGGCGCACCGTGGGGGACATACTTCCAGAGACGATTGTTTGTGCCGTACTACTACGATCAATCTGGGGTTAGCCCAAGTGTTGCTTTTACAGACAGGAATATCCGTGACGAGGTGGCAATTAGCGACATCCTCGACGAGAATACCTACGATCAAATCTACAACCAGTTCCGTATTTCGGGTGGTACTGCTGACCAAGTGGTTGCAATGCATGGTTTCTTTGATGACACGATGATTGTACTGAACCGTAACAGCATCCACTCGATCAGTAATACTTCTGGGAACCTCACAGACACGGTTGTACGCGAGCTTACTGGCGAAGTTGGATGCCTAGCCCGTAAGACGGTTTTGATGCGTGGTAACACCATGTATTTCTTGTCTGACAATGGCGTGTATGGTCTTGAATTCCTCAATGATTACAACCTGCGCGGCATGGATCAACCGCTTTCCAAGAATATCCAGCCGTACATTGACAGAATTAACCCTGACAAGGCAGATAAGGCCGTGGCGGTGTACTTTGACAACCGATATTTCCTTGCCGTACCGCTTGATAGCGTTGCTGGTGCAAACGATGCCATTGGAAACAACGCAGTATTGGTGTATAACTTCCTAAATAAGGGTTGGGAGTCCATTGATACCTATGGGGATAGCCAATTTGTCATTACGGACTACATCACCGCATCTGGCGGGGTGCGAAATAACCTGTACGCAATCACAAGCAACGGTGGACTGCACCAAATGGAGTTTGCTGAGTCGATCAACGACCGATTGAGCGTGTCCAACATTGATAGTGCTATTGTGACACCGCAAATTGCCGCATCATTGACATCTAGGGGCTATAACTTTGCTTCTCTAGAGCGGAAACGCTTTACGGACACGCAAATCCAGATGCAGAACCTTGCTGGCGAGACTGGTGAGTACAGCATCTCGTTTGCAGCCGAAGACCCAGACTTTGCAACTGCCATTGGCACTACGTCCACCTTCCTTGGTGGTATGCTTACGCCTAGTACCGCTAACGAGGCTGAGACTGCGACTATCCGTTGCCGTATCGGTGGTGTTCGTGGGTTTACTGGGACATTACTACTCAACAGGACTCAAGGCAGTCCAAAGATTCACTCAATCATGGTCGCGGGTTCCGTGACCAACAGACAAATCATTTCACAAAAATAATATTATGGGAGTCCTAGACACTACATACACATTTACTGCCACAGACGTTGTTACAAGTGCAAAGCTAAACAACGTGATCGACCAGACTACGTTTACAAGCAATGCTGTTGCTACTGGTAACACAACACTTGCAGTTACAGCATCTGGGCAACTAAAAGTAAACACAAGTGGTATTGGTGCAAACGAGTTAGCAAATGATTCAGTAACTACGGTAAAGATTCTAGATGGTAACGTAACACAGGCTAAAACAAATAACTCACTTGTCCCTACGGGAGCAATAATGGCATTCGGCATGAACTCGGTGCCTACTGGATGGTTGGCATGCAACGGGCAAACTACGGCAGGCTATACTGCACTTGCGGCACTGGTGGGTGCGAATGTCCCTGATCTTCGTGGTTACTTTGTGCGTGGATCTGGTACGAACAGTGACACCGTTGCATCTGGCGCATTTGGCGTAAAACAAGCAGACGAACTTAAAAGTCACACACACTTAATGTATGTACATCCTGCAACTGGTGGTGGAGGAAACACGAATCCGGCTAGATTTGATAGTCTGGGATTGGGATCATTCAATACACAGGCAACAGGTGGTACTGAAACTCGTCCATACAACATCGCCCTGCTATACTGCATCAAATATTGATGAACAAACACCTAGCAAGCACAATAGAAGATTCTCTAGCACCAGATGTAAATCTGGATGTTAATGAAGAATTGTTTGTGCCTAAAATACCAACTAGCGAGGAGTTAGCTACAGCATCACCAGTTGAATTGCTTGAATACGAAATGTCACAGTTGCCAGACGGATTCTTCCCAACGGAACATTTCTTTACCCCTGGACTCTACGTCAGGAAAATATTCATGCCAGCACAATCAATGCTGACAAGTATGAAGCACAAGACCGAGCATCCGTTTATGGTTACATCTGGCAAGGTGCAGGTAATGCACCAAGATGGCGAGGAGATATATGAAGCACCATACATGGGTATCACCAAGGAGGGTACAAAGCGTGTGTTGTATATGCACGAAGACACCACTTGGCTAACATTCCATCCAAACCCAGAAAATATTACAGACCCTGATGCAATGGTTGAATATTTAACAGAACCACTAGACAACCCGCTATTTCACAAGAACGATCCAAGGACTCAATCTTGGAAGAAAGATAACTACACTCAAGCCCAAATCAGTCATGCATAAACTAATCAAAAGCAGTTGCCAAGTATTTGGCTTTATCGCCATTGTGGTATTATTTAAATACCTAAAATATACGTTTTTAGGGGTTAATAGTGGCGAATGTACTATGGCTTTTGTTGGCATTGGGTCGGCGGTAATTGGTGCTGGTGCGTCAATGTATGGTTCTAAAAAATCTGCATCTGCACTTAAAAAATCAAAAAAACCAGTCAATCTTACCAAGGCAACTCGGAATATGCTTGGCGCGTATCAAAATACGTTGCCAGACGTAACGGCATTTGAGAAACAGTATCGTCCCCAGTTCCAAGGGTTAAATCTTGGCGATATGTCTGCATTCCTACAAGGAACAGGTGGACAAGCGGGGTTGTACCAACAGACTGAGGGGGCAACTACTGAGATGCAACGCCAGTTGGGTGCTGCTAGGGCTAACGAACTAGCTCAACAAACTGGGCAAGCTGGGCAGGTGCGTGGGTTATTCCAATCGCTATCGCCAGAGGCAGCAGCACGGGTACAACAGGCACAAGATCAAGCCATGCAATCGCAAGGTCTTGCTGGGCTATACCAAGGTCAGAGCCAAGGGTACGTCAACCAAGCTAATATGCTAGGTAACGAGGCATTTGCTCGCCGTGGGTACTTGTCCCCAGAGCAGATGCGTAATGCGGAGCAGCAAGCCCGTGGTAGCGCACAGGCAGCAGGACGGGTTGGTGGCAACCTTGGCATAGCAAGCGAAATAATGAACCGTGAGAACGCACTTGCATCGCGTCGAGGTGAGGCAGCATCAGCGGGTCAAAATGCCTTCAACCAATTCCAAGCACAACAAAGTACAATGGGTAACCTTCGCGGTGAGGCACAGGGTGCAAACCTTAACGCCTACCAAATGGGTAACCAGTTTTACGCACAACCTGGGTTAGAAGCACTTAACCGAACACCCGCTGGATACCTTGCGGGTCAGCAACAATTGAACATCGGTCTAGGTCAAATTGGACAAGGTTCACCAAAACTTTTTGACTATGGACAAGCGTTCAACCAAGGTGCGGTAAACCAACAAAACGCTACCGCTGCTGCTGGTGCGAATGCCCAGATGAGTGCTAGTAACAACGCATCAATGATGAGTTTACTTGGCAATGCGGCAAGTGCATACGGAAGCTATGCCCAAAACCAGCCAGCACCACCAAGGGCAAGAACCGTATAAAGAGCGAGATAGAAAGAATTTAATATTATGGCACTATTAGGAGCATCAATTGACCCCAGCCTGTTCAGACAGGACTACTCTGGGTTTGTAAACGCAGCGAACACCAACGCTAACGCAATTGCTGGGCTTGGGCAAACCATTGCAAATACTGCAACTGATTACTTTAAAGACCAGAACGACAAGAAGAAGGTACTAAAGCAAAGTTCCACGCAAATTGATGCAGCAATCAAGTTGTATCCAGAGTTACAAGGCGCATTTGCACCAATCTTAGACAATCTCCGTGATGAGAACATTTCCTTAAATGATCGCTTTGCTTCCGCTAGTGCTACCCCTGGGCTTATTGAGCTTGCAATTGGACAGTCAAATAAAAATAGGGATTTTGGTCTTAAATCAAGAGAACTTGATATACAAGAAGGCAATTACATTGCAAGAGATAGAGCAAGTCAAGCAGCAGCTTATATTGATGCAACTAAACCTCTTAAATTGACAGATGATGTATACATTACTGGTGATAATAAAGGAATTGATATTTTAAAAGATGAATTTGGAAATATTTATGATCGTCAAACCAAATTAAGAATTATAAATCCACCAGGTTATGCAGCAGGACTTCCACTTGATCAAGTTTTAGAACAAAAAGACGCAAGTGGTATGCCGATTAATTCGGTTTATAATCCAGCAGAACCAGTAAACGCTGGTGGACTCCTTCCTGAGTTAACACCCGATGTTCCGCAACCAACAGCAGAACAACAAGCAATTTTAGACGCTGGAGGAGCAGTTCCCCCCGATCAAGTTGCCGTACCTCAAAATGCAAATCCAATAAACATTGCGGCAAATCTTTCTGGTGGTCAACCAAGTCAACTCACGCCAAGAGCAAGATCAATTGGTGGAGATGGCAAAGCTGAAACACAAATGACAGCTCAACAAGTTCAAGATCTTGCTATTCAAGGATTCAGAATTAATGCTAGACCTCTTGCTGATGGTAGCTTTATGGTTAGTGGAGCAGATATTGGTGGTGCTGGAGAAACAATTGAATCAAGTCCTGAAGGTGGGTTTAAAATTACAAGAGGTGGTGGTGGCGGTGCAAAAGCGGAAGCTGTTGCTAAAGCTCAAGAACAAACAAAAAACGAGTCATTTAGATTAAACCAAGCAAATACTGAAGAGGCATTCACACGTCTTGATACAGCAGGAACAAATAATCCTGTTTTTGCAGCGGGAAATGCTTTACTTGCTGAGGCTTTACCAGCATCAGAAACAGGAGAATTAGCTGGGTTTTATGAAAGAATAAATAGCGAAAATTCATTTATAAAAATGAATCAACAAAGAGCAAGCTCTCCAACTGGAGGATCTGCTGGATCAATGACTGAAAAAGAATGGCCTAGATATGAAGGTCGATTTTCTCCACTTAAAACAAATGCTAAAAAAGACACGATAGCTAAATCGCTTAGTCTAAATCTTCTTAACTCATTTGAGGCAGTTAACGGAACGCCAGATGATGTTATTAAACTGCTTAATGAAAAGAAAATAGATCAAGTTACATACGATAATTACGTTAGCGACTACATAACCAATAGACAAATTGCGCGAGTAAATGCTAATGGAGTTGAAGGTAAGTCATATGAATGGACAAAACTAAATAAAAATCTTTTAAGCAAGTCAACTATTTACGAAGCTCCTACTACTTCAGGTAGTGGTATTGGACTAGATCAAGGCGCAAGAGATACATTGCAAGAATTTTTACCTAAATCTAAATGAGCGATCTTCAAGAAAACAAAAAAATAATTGAGTCTGATCTTGCAAATCTTTCTACTGGAATCAACGAAATTGGCAAAAGACTCAGACAAGCTAAAGCAGAGGGTAAAGAAACAGACACTTCTCTTTTAGAGAAATTAAGACTTTTTGAGGCAAAATCTGAAGAGCTTCAAGTTCAATATTCCTCACTTCAACAACAAGAAGAAAAACCACAACAAGAACAAATTAGCAAACTTGGACAAGAACTCAGGACTCCATATGCAGTAGCTCCACCAAGAGGATATGCGCCTTATGGTTTGATGCCAAATGCTCCAAATATTACTGGAGGTGATATTTACCCAACAGTACAACAAGATACGCAAAGAAAACGTGAGATCATTGGTCAACTTTATAATGCTCCAGCGGGTAGCCCAGAAGCAGAGCAACTCCCAGCAGGAGTTAGAGCTGGAGTTGGAGCATTACCTACACCAGAATCAAAACTTGAATACTTAAAAAGAACATATCCAAGTGCAAATATTGCACCAATTGATGTTGGTGGTAATACTGAGTATTTGATAAAAAATCAAGATGGTACTAGCTTCACAACACTTGATAAAGGTATTGCTGGAACTGCTGGAATGTTTGCCGTTGAAGCACCACTTGCTGTTGCTGAAATTGGTGCTACATTAGGAACACTAGCAGCAACAAAAAGTCCCGTTACTGCAACTCTTGCTGGTGGAGCAACAAGAGCAACACTTGGCCCTATTGCTGATTCTATAACAAGAGCAGCATTAAGTATGCCGCAAAAGGTTGTTGAAAGCATTGGTCGAAGAGGTTTGGAGGCAGCCATTGGGACAGCCGCTGGATTAGGAATAGATGTAGTTCCATCTACAATGATTGCCGCCAGAATGCCAAGTGGTTTTAAAAATGAGTTTTTAAAGGCTTATCAAGGATCTGTCAAAAGACTAGGACTGCCTGAATCTGCTATTCCTGCTGGAGCGCAATTTGGAAAACAAGGACTTGAAACCGCTCAAGAATTAAGTGGTCAATTTCCAAGATCTGGTATTGCAGACAACATGAGAAAGACTCAAGAAAGTATTCGCGTTCTTTTTGAGGGAGTAAAGAAAGGCGTTCCTGCTACTGCTAATGATTTTAGTGCTATCGCGGTAAATCAAGACGGACAACGCCGCGCATTTGCTAATAGTATTGCTAGGGCAAATAATAAAAACACTACGCTTATTGAGGATAGGGTAAATCAAATACTTAAACCTAGAGCAAAAATAAATGTGGATGGTTTGGGCAAGATGTTTAGGGATACTATTCAATCAGCGGAAGATCAAGCAATAAAATCAACAACCACACAATATGATGTATTAGCTGATGTAGCAGATGCTTCTAAATTCAAAATAAGTGCAAAACAATTATTAGATGCTCTCCCAAGACTTAAGGGCAAGGTAAACTTTGCTGGAGCATTTGACGAATCGGCAGTAAATAGCGTAGAATCAAGATTGAAATTATTAGCAGTAGATGAAAATAAAATTTCCTCAATCCAGAAGTTATTAGACGCCGAAAAAAATCCTTCTGTTATTGCACAGTTGCAAAACCAAATACAACAAATTAGAAAAGCAGACCAATTAGACTTTAGGTCTTTTGATGCCTGGATTAGAGCATTTAATGATGCTAGACCTGATGGTGGAGCAGTTGGAGGAACAACAAAAGATGTTTTTGGCGTTGGTATTTCTGCTGAGTTGTCAGAATTAAGACGCAATATTTACAGCAAATTTAAGGCTACATTTCCAGATGGCACAGTTAGAAATCTTGGGGATGAATTTCAGAAAGCAACTGAACTAGTCCAAACTAGAGGCACGTTTGAAGGAAATACTCTTGGTAGAGTTTTAAAAGAGGTTGTTGGAGAACAAGCAACAACCCCAAGAGATGTTGTAAGTTCTGTTATGAAAGAACCATTTACTATCAATAGAGTTTTGCAAGCAGCAAAAGAGCTTGAATTAGCCGATCCGACACAAGTAGGCATTACCCAAAAAATGCAAGAAATGATGCGCCTACAATATCTAAATGATCTTGGAATGGGCAGCAAAAAAGGAGTTGCATTGCTTAATTATGATCAAGGTATGCTTGATTCATTGTATGGCAATAAATCAGCAGCAATAGCTAGGGGATTAGATAGCATAAATGGCAAACTTAGAGTTTTAAAGTCAGCAGATGTTCCTCAGATGACACTTACTGATTTAAATTCGTTGTCTTCTGCTCTTAGTCAAGATGCAAGAAATGAAGTTGCTAACGGGATAATTAAAAGAAATGCCTTAGAAAAACAAGAAGAAGCATTAGTCACATCGTCAATATTTAGGGCCGCCAAAAAAGGTAACTTTAAGGATATTGATCCAGATTTGCTTTCTAAATCAATACTGTCAAAGGGGAATACCATTAAAGATACTGAAACGGTAATGGTAAACCTTGGAAAAGTGTCACCAGAATCAAGAAACCTTTTCAAAGGAGATTTTATGCGGAACTTGCTTGATGATTATTCTGGTGGCGTTCCTTCTGCTAGTGCGCCATACACACCATTGTTTGACGCAAAAAAGTTTCTTGCAGACTGGCAGTCGCCAACTGGCAAGTCTCAATTCGCTCAAAAATTAGAAATTGTTCTTGGGCAGAAAGATGCTCAGTTTATG